TGTAAGGTATGTCTAATCTATCAGAGCCGTTGAAAACCACTTCGGCCAACCCTCCAGTAGATGCAATTCTATGGAACGGTCTTAACCCGGCAGTAGACTGAGTAGCATGTCTCCCGTTACCACTAGCATCATTCCATGTTTCTACGGATGTGTTTGGATTACCGACTATGTTTTCGGGCTTCAACCATAATTGCAAACCAGTCTTAACAGGATTATCTAACAAAGTGGCCTTCTCCACCCAATAACCTACAGGTAAGTCGATGTATCTTTTACTCCAATGTTGTAATATACGGTTACCCAAATCTCCAGAAGATGTAGGGTGACCACCTAGACCTCCACCGAAACCACCACCAAAGCCACTGGAAAAGCCACCTCCGCTACCTAGACCAGTACCGCCTATGGCAGATACTCCCATAGCACCTTGAGTGTTAAATGCAGATGGCATTAGCCCACCTGTCATGCCTCCGCCGCCTCCGCTATCGGGTTTAGGTGTAAACAGTTGCTGAGGTTGGTAGAAGTCAAAGAACGCAACAGCACTACTAGTCTCTTCTTGACCAGTGTCGTCGGCGAATACACCTTGTATTTCTATAGCAACTGCTGCTTGATTCAAATCTATACCCAACTTCTTAGCATCGAAAAACGGTATGCCGAAGTTACTAATTTGTCGTTCAACAACTATGTCTATACTAGTAGCATCGAGAGAGATAGTTTCACCGTTCTCTTGAACAAGGCGAACCGGCATTCTCTCTCCAGCATCTACCAAACTTAACCACTCCTGTTGAAACCACTTTGTGTTAGCGAGCCACCAATCTTAGATTTGAGTTCTTTAGTAACCATGGCGCTTATTTCTTTGGCTAAAGTACGCTTGTCTGTTTTGTCGGTAACTCCACTGACATCTATCTTTAGATTGACTGTTACATTAGTCTCTTGATTTACTCCACCGCCTGTTACAGGTGATGCTGTTTCGCCTATACTTTGCTGCATTGGCTCGGTCTTACTCATGTCTCTAAGAGACTTAGTTAAATCAATTGTATTCGTTTTGGTCATAGCCATTGATTTAGTGAACTTGTCCATTTGTTGCTGCAAAGCCTGCATGTTCTCTTTAGCAGTTTTGCTGTATTCACTAAAGTTTTTCATGGATTCTACTGTCCTTGGGTCTATGTTATCGTCTACCATTATTTTTTCACCCCATCATCACTTCAAGTATACTAAACTTAGAATCTTGCTTGAATAACATTGTATATCCACATTCATTACAACTGATTGCGTTGTATTTTTTATTTGAATAATTGAATAAACGACTCCACTTACCTTGCATGATTACAATGTCATTCTCCATATTCTGACTGTTACAAACCAAACATATCAAGTTATTCATTTCATTCACTCCGTCATAGCCACTAAGTCGTAGCCCAAATAAACTGCGCCTTCGGCAGCCTGCTCTTCACCTTGCATAGCCTGAGCCCAGTAAAGAAGTTGCTTGGCATCATCTATGTTCAAGTGTCTCACATCCTGTAGTGTCATATTGTAGTGTGTCATCAGTAAATATTCCATTGCTTGTTTCTGATAGCGAAGCCGGTCACTCACAGGTCTCCCGTTGATGAAGAACTTGATTTGTCCGACTTCGCTGGCCGAAAAACTAACCAGTCCATGACCTGACTTGGGTCTGGTAAAAGGCTAGTAAGTTTATTGCCATCTTCTGGAGACAGGCTCTCTATGTCAATTTCTATAGATTGCCCATCTGGATTTGTGTAACTGAGCCAGTGGCTAAAAGCATGTCGCCAGTAGTCCGAAAAGTCTAGGCTACCGTGAGTCATTAACGGTGCTACTTTTTGAATATGATAAAAAGTCAAACGCCGCTTACTAACTTCTATTGGTTTGCCATTTATTGTTATTTTACTCTTGTTCTCCTGTGACATACTTACTCACTTCCTCGTCGGATAGTGCCTCTTTCGAGGGGCTATCCTCCAGTTTCAGGTGAGCGAATGGGTCATCACTGGCTCGCCCTGCTTCTGGGTCAAAGAGGTATTCTCCACCCTCTTCCTCTTCTTCTTCAATCGCTTTAGGTAAATTGAACACAGCAAATGGATTGAGTGAAATTCTCTCTCTCATCGGCATGTCAGTCCCTCAGCAATGGTAAATGGTATCTTCACTAATTACTTTAACATTCTGTGGTTTTAGTTTCAAAGTGGTAAACAATAGACCTTTGTCGTCAGGTACAGGTATCGCTAAGTCAGTGATGATATAATCGTCTATGATTATTCTAATACTAGGTATAGTGTCAGAACCGGCTGTAGTTGGCTTAGTGAAGTGCAACATGATTGTACCGCCAGTAGTGTTAATTGCACTTCCTCCTCTTTGCGTGTGCGTTCTTAGTTCGTGATACAAAGCGGCATCTTGGAGTGCCAGCGTCACTTCCATCTCGAACTGCTCTCTTCCCTCTCTAATTATCGAGGCGTTACGAGTTCCGCCATACGGCACTTGTTTCAAACTCAGGCCGTTAGCGTCAACGCTTTCTGCCACCGGGTTACTTTGTATGGTGTGAAAGACCTCTACTCCAGTCTTACCTCTAAGTTCAAATGCACTAACTAGCCCTAAGTTTTGGTCAAACGCCGTAACGCTTCCGTTGTAAAACATAAACGGCTTTTCTGAACCTTTGGCTATGCCTGACGCTTTCTTACCTCTTAGAGTATCAGCGGTGTTTTGGAACATTCTATGAGCAGTATATCTGTCACCTTTGTTAGTGCTTTCTAATCTACCTGTATCGGTAAAACAAGACAATGCATCGAATATTGCACGATATTTTAACTCGGCATCAATAGTGCTTGATATTTCATATTCAACTATCTTACAGCCTCTAAATATCCGAGTAAGTTGTTTAGTGTCTCCCGCAGAACCCGGAGCGATAGTTGTTTCATTGGTAGCGTTAAATGAACCAGCGTCTCTTGTTCTAACGCTATGCTCTAAACAGAAACTGGGTATAGTATCACTTGAGAATAGTAACCTATGAACATGGTTATCAATCTGGCGACTAGATTGTACATGCGGGCTACCGTCAGCATTATTATCACGGTAATGTCTTAATTCTAATGTATCAGCGGTAGTGTGTTCAAATTGCCAATTGCCGTCTACATACAGTCTAAATTTACTACTGCCTAAACTTTCTATAGCACTTATTCTTCTGCACTCGTTACTTTCCGACCATTCAAAATGATGAGCGTCACTGCTTAGATTAGAACTAGATTCAGGCGGCCAATACTTATCGGTGTCTAATTCAGGAGTTTTGTAAGTAGTCATAGGAACTTTGGTAGTATCCTTGATGAGTAAATAATCACCCACTTCTGCATTAGTGGTTCCAAATTTAATATTAGATGCGTCGTCACTCAAGACATCAATGTAACCTTGACCGGGCGCTACAGACGCTACTATGGTTGGTAATGGACTAGTGTTATGTACACGCTCTCCGCATTTCTCTTTACTGACAACCTCTCTGCCTAAACTATAGAACAACCATTTGGGACTGTGTAAAGGCATCTCGATTGCACCACCCATGTGATGCACTTTACCTGTCTGCTGGACTGCTACTTGTCTACCTAGACCTACGACATAATAACTGTGTAAATCTACTTTCGTATCAGGTAATGTCATGTAAGATGCCAGACCAACAAAGCCGTCAATCAGACTAACTTCTTTAGACAACTCTGCCGCTGTGTTCATGACAGAGTTAGTATCACCCTGTACAGTCGGTAAACCGACAGAATGGATGAGAATAGCGTCGCCAGTCCCACTACTGACAGATGCTTGGAACGGTGTCAAGGCAGGTACAATCTTAATCTTAGTAGAGTTACTATCGAGTGTGTGGTCTATTATAGTGTAGACTTTACTGTTCAAATCTGTATAGTAATAAGAAGAAAAGTTGTTTGTGCCGACAGCAGAAGAATGAAATGTCATCTTTTGACCTATCAGCATGCCCAAAGGCATTTTCAAAATAGGTAGGGCTGGTTCAAATATACTCGTATCACCAACAGCACCTGTACCGATGAACTGTATTTCAGTAAAGTCTGGAGAAGAACTACTCGTGGTAGCAGTCCAAGTTCGAGGTACATTGTGTTCGATAAACAGACTAGTTTCTTGCCCCATAACAACTTCGGAGACATCTCCTTTGTAATGGGCACCGAAACCACTCAAGGTATCATCTCCGCTAGTATTACAACTTCTACTTGGAATGTATGTCTAAATAATTTCTTAGTTCGGTCAGACAAATCAGTTCTAGTTTTCAAAACCATCCGGTCAAAGTTAGCCCCGTCGCCTTTGCGACTAGTGTGTATGATTCGGCGCATTTCGTTTTCCATTTTTCTTAGCCTTGACCTACCCCTTGCAGTTCTCATGTCAATAGTTATGTTATAGCGGGTTGTAACGAAGTTGTAGAACAAATCTGGCACTCGCTCTTCTTCAGCAGTTTCGTAACAAAGAATAAAGTCGTGTCTTTGTAAATCTAGTCTTTTACCTCTTTCTGGACCTTCGCTGGCAATGTCTATGATTACCGGCTTTACATTGTCAGTGTTAGCCCTGTTCCAACCAGTGCCTGTACCAGAATCGTGATTGGCTTTTAATAAATCAATTACCGTTTCTAAAGGCTCTTTGAATGTAGCGACCATTAAGCGAACACCACCACTTCTTTGTAGCGGGTCAATATATCTGCTGCTTCTTTGCGAAACAACTGAATCTTAGAACCTAAATCGACATTCTGAGAGCCCTCCGGTATCAAAACGCTACGGTCATCCGACATTAGTAAATCAGCCGCCACCATCTTAGTAGCGGCCTCTTCTATCGCTTTCTCTACATATCTTTCTCCATATATGTAAGATACCTTAACAGAGTTATGCTCAAAGAAAGGATATGAATTATTAAAATAAACTATACCCATTTCGTGGTCAATCCACCAGTCACGCAATCTAGCGTTGTCACCACTGCTACTGCTGTCGACTGTGGTCTCCCCGGTCACAGCATCTACTATGATGCTCTCTGATGCTGCCTGCAAAGATAAGGCTAATTTGTGCTGAGTTACTGTATAGTTTACATTGTCAGTTATTGCTTCTCCGGCGAGTTTAACGACACCTGTTAAACCAGTCACATTTGGCCCTATATCTCCATATGTTTTACCTGTATAACCGATTACACTAACATCTGTTGAGCCTTCTTTTCTTGCTATGGCCACACCGTAATCAGCGAATTCTAAATCTCCAGAGGTTGAAAATGTGGTGCCGGTGTGTTGCATGGTTTTGGTAATAGTGCTAACCTTGTTTAGAGTCATTGCTTTGTCTTCTTTTTCACTATCGTAGAGCACTATGGTAGATTGCTCTCCGCCTTTTGCTAATTGCATACTGGTAACCTTTATCTGACCATTTCCATAATCAGCATTGGCTGATGCAAAAAACTCATTGTGAAGATTGACAGAAGAAGAACCTGTAGGCGAAGAACCGTCTGGTAAAGAAAAAGTAGTGCCAGCCGGACTATCTGTATTAGTGGTAAAAGACACGCTTCCACGGTTGACTCTGTTTTCTTTGTTAATTAAATCTGCAATATTTTGAGCAGTGGTAACTTTGCTAAAAGCAGCACTCCATTGCTGCGTGCCAGACCCTTGCGCTAACTTAGCAAAACCTCCCCCACCGGGTGACATAAAAATAGTAAAAGAAGATGCTTCATTGTAATCAACTATGTTAATACGAGCCTCTGCTCCGCATATCTCTCTGTAATCCTCACCTTGCCACATTTCTATCCTGAGCATTTGTTGAACATTTCTAAACAATAGAGGCGTAGTACCAACATAGTCAGTAAAGTATCTGCGCCTGTATGGTTTGTATGTATCAAAGTTTAGGTATTCTGCCGAGACTAGATAAGGTCTCCAAGCATTATGAGTGATGTTGTCAATACGGTCTTGTACTTCTTTGATTCTCGTCTCTACAATTGACTTCTTCATACCACGAGTCTTACCATTGGTAAACGCTGCTTGGTTTTCTACATAGGTGTTGGCAGCCGTAGTAAAATTAGTATGTGTAAAAGATGTGTCCGTGACTAACTTTACGCCACTTGCGCCTCCACTAGTAGTCGAGGTGATATTAAGTTCTACACCTTTAGGGTCTAAATCACTGTATATGAGAACAGTATCATTAGCACTAAACCCGATGTTTCTAAAGTCTCCACCAGTAACGAATACACCGTCTGATACAGCGTTAGCACTGGCCAACACTGCTTCACTAGGGCCTATGCCAAGTAAGTCTGCAACTTTTTGAGCAGTAGTGTAGACTATTGCGTCAGGGTCAAGAGGGCGTGTTTCAGGCTCTCCGGGTGAAAATACTACAGGCATTACTGTCCCTCATTTGGTGGAATGAAAGCGGATGGGTTTGGATTAATAAATTGGATTGAGTTACTTGTCGGATATTGTGCAAAATGTTCTTGCATGGTGTAATCATTTTGAGGGTCTATTGCGGCGTAATAATTATACTGTGCCAGTTGTTCCTGCAATGTCGCAGGAGGTAAACCTCGCTGTTCACGATTTCTGTAATTACCAGAACCATCAGGGTCTCTTTGAAGAGGAGAATAGAAATGATTAGTCGTACCTGCATTAGCAAAACCTCCTCCCGCTAAAGGTATTCCCATTTCATCTAGTATGTCGCTTATAGCATTGCGTTCAGCCATCATAGAAAGAGTATTTCCTGCATTTAGGGCTCTATCATAACCTGACAACTTTGTCCCAGCAGGATATCTTGCATCATAGCGGCCGGCATAAGGAAAAGTCCGTTTAACATTGCTAACAAATTGTTCGGGCGCAAAACTCTGAAAGTTTTGTATTGATTTCAACAAATCCCACGCTGCATCAAAAGCCCTCATCTACTCTCCCCCTTAACTAAGCCATGACACGGTACATGATTAAATCTACTGTTCTTTCACTCCTAAATTGAAGTCCATTTGCTTGCCGCATGTTCTACACTTATCGACCCAACAGAAGTAAAGCATACCGCAACTTTTGCATCGTGTGCCGCTACCGATGTTCAGTACATCGCCAGCGTTCTTGTTACGGTTACGCTGCTTAAGGGTGACACCTTCTAACGGTCTTTCTTCGTCGGTTTTAACAGAAGCACCGTATGATTCGTTGAGTCGAATACCACGCTTCTGTAAACGCTTGATATCGTCAAGTCCTAAACTACCAAACGCATCCATTCAACCACCTTAAGATGTGGTTACGAATATGTAGATGTTACCAAGTATAACTTGAGGGTCAGCAGAAACGCATGTGTTACCACCTATAGCAGTGCTTATTGCAGTTTGTATAGTGGTTTTTCCACTACTAGTGTTAAAGTCTGCCTGTGCAAACGGGCCAAGTATCGTTACTGTTGTTGCCAATCAAATCACCTTCTGCTGGGTGAAACGCCTCAATTGCGGGAACCTATAGCGAACCATGTACCTGATTCACGAGCCGGAGTTTGTAATGTTAATGTTGTTCCACTAATTAACGCAAACGACCCTGCGGTACCTGCACTTTGGGCCGAAGTAGATAAATCAGTATTAGCACCACATACGACTATTTTTGCCAATAAGTCAGAAAGGTCTATGTTTCCTCCTGTATCACTGATGCCTTCGTTTTTAAATGTCCCAGTAACCATCAATAAGTTACCTAATGTATGAGGTCTTGTGTCTATTGTGCTTAAAAATCCCATTATTCTTCAACTCCGTCTGTTTCTACGATAGTGTCTTCGACTATAATCTTTTCTACCACTTCTTCTACTACAGGCTCAGGAGCGACCTCCTCAACCACTGGCTCTGGTGCCGGTGGATTGAGTGTGGTCTTTACCTTATCCAAAAGTTTTGCTTTAGTAGCATACCCTGTAATAGATACTCCTTTGTCTTTTAACCATCCTGTGATATCCTTTTTAGTCCAACCTGCGTCAGGTAATCCGTCGCCACCTTCGTCTACTGTGATACCTACTCCCGGTGTGGTCTTAGCATCGCCTTCGACTACGAACACTGTTGGGTTAGTACAGATAGCGGTACGGTAAGTGTCTAGCCATTCTTGAGAAACCTCTTTGACTTCTCTTCTTATCCAGACTTCTTTAGTACCCGGTACTTTCCTATAGGCGTAGTTACCTATGTATGTAACTTTAGGCAAGTTTCCTCACCTCAAGCGAGTAATAGCCAAAGTTCAGTTGCTGATACATCTGCTGCACTGTCATCGTGTTGCTTCAAAGCAAAAGTCAATACTAAATCGCTTGTTTTAGTAATACCCATGATTGCAGTTGCGTCTACATGTGAACCTATAACTGATACGATTTTGCTAACTTCTCCTGAAAGAGTAAGTGTGTTGGTATCTGCCAAGGCTGCACTTAACGAAAGACAAACCAATCGTGGGTTTCTCTTACCTATGTTAGTTGTATCGTCATTGGTTGCTTGGAAGCCAGTAAGTGCTCCGGGGTATGTACCCGCTGCTGCACCTGCACCGCTTAGCCAACCAGTTTCATCTTGGTCTACTCCACCTTGAAGTCCCAAATCTGAGTTTACAGTTATTGTGTAAGTCCCAGTTCCTGTATATGTTATTCCTCTATGTGTTGTTGCTGCCATATTTAATCATCTCCTTAATATCTTATTCTCCATTAATCCTCACTTCAAGTCACGGATAGAACCTTGACCTCCAAAGAAAGTTGTCCATACTTCACCCATTGTGCGGTAAAGTCCCTCTTGACCGAGGCGGTTAATGGCGAATGGGTCTCCGGTTTCGATACCAGATTCAAAGTATTGTGTTGGCTTTGCAGTGCTAAAGTATAGGTAGTCAGTATCAAGCATGTAAATTCTGCTGATGCCGTCGCTTGCCATCTCCTTGGTTGGAATAATTGGAACACCGTTGTAAGTTGCTACGATGAAACCTGCTTCCATACCCGGAACACCTTTTACACCGTTGAATGTTGGAACTACTCTCTTTTCTTCCATGAACCTTTGTTGGCTTTGTAGAAGTTGTTGTATTCTCATCAAGGTGTCATATCCAGTTAGCATGACCTTTGGATTTCCACCACGAGTCCAGATAAGTCTAAACATCTCATCTAAGTGGTCAAGTGATAGAGTTCTGTTAGTAGAACCGCTGTCAGCAGAATCCTCAGCGTATGCCCAAGAGTTACCGGCTGCATTTCTGTCAATGGAGTAAATGTCTTCGTCGCCTGCATCGTAGTGAGTACCAGATGCCATTGAGTTGTTACCAGTGGTAATTCTGTCAAGTGATTCAAAGTCGTTACCTGCTACAGTTGTTACATCCTCAGTTAGCATGTCGTTGATGTGCTCTGCGTGGTGCTTACCCATCTCTTCTTTCAAGACTGAACGAATGTCACCTAGACCGTCGTCTTTGTCATTTAGGAAAATTGCTACTTCGGACATATCGAATGAGTGAGCGATAGTTTTAGGCTTTGCTGCAACATTCTGGAAAGTAGGTTTGGTTGTGTCTGGTAGTGTACCATTCTCTGCAATTCCGCCACCAACAGTCTTGGAAGGCTTAGCAGTAACTACTCTCCATCCACTTCTGTCCCATGGTTTCTTTGGTAGAATTGAAAATGCGTTGAATTCTTGGTTTAGTTGTGACCAAACTTTTCTACCGTAGATTGCTTGGTATGTTCCTGCTGTTGTGCTTAGCAATGGTGCATCAGCCTTCAATAGTTCTGAACCAGTGTATGAGTATCCCATACTTTGTCCAGCACCGTAGTAGTAGCGCTCCATGTCATTAATTGTTCTCATGTAATTTCTTGCCATATCTTGTCATCTCCTTAATATTATTTTATCCACCTATTCAGTTATGAAATACGCTCCCAGCAAGGTTATGGACTTCTGACCAGTCCATGCTTGCTAAGTCCTGTGTCGAAGGTACTTCGACAGTGGAAAGTTGCTTTCTAATTGTTGCTGCTTCTACTGAATCAGACGACTTACTGATGTTATCAATTCTGCCACTCAAGTCAGACAGAGCCTTTTCGATGTTAGCAAGTGGTGTTCTTGCGTCAAAGGAAGCGGCTTCTCTTGCTTGTGCTTCTGAGGTAAGTTCTTTGTTTAGTCTGTCAGCGAATACAGCACCAAGGTTGCCCTTGAATTGTTCTTCTAGGGATGCTGCTTTGTAAACTTCGTATGCTGCTTCCAAATCAGATGCAGTAACTAGGTCTGGGTGTAGGTAACCTTTTGCTACTGCACCGCTTCCGCCGCTGTTGAGTTTTCCAATTGCATTAGTTGATGGAGAGCCGCCTTCTTGTGCTCGACCCTTAACTTGTCCAGCGAAGTAATCTGCACCGTCGCCGATTGCTTCTGGTGTACTTCCTAGGTTAGCCTTTGAAACATTATCGAAGTGGTTTCTTGCACCTGCGATGTCAACGCCTGCTGATTTCAGAGTGTTTTCCATCCAGTTTAGGTAGTCAGTAGTAATGACATCGGAATATCCTTTTGCCATGTCTCCTTCACCTTTGTGCTCAGCACCGTACATTTTCTTATCTTCGTCTTCGGTCATTTCTTCCGCCTCGTCTTTTTTGGGTTTCTTGTCTTGAGATTCTTCAAGTGCTCTTCTTGCTGCTTCTGGCATTTCGCCTTTTTCCATAGCGTCGAGTCTTCCGTTCAGTCTATCTAGCGTGCTTGACAGTTCATTCAATACATTTTCATCGTTCATGTTTGTGTCCTCCTTCAATATACGGAATGTCGCCTCCGGGTTTATACCTTTCTCACAAATAGTAACCTCATGTAGTTCCAGTTTGGAGATTTCTGTATAGTCACCGTGTTGTTGGTCACTCTTTCGCATTCTCTTGAATGCTTGTCCTCCAATACTGAAACCTCTAAGGGCTCCTTTGCGAATCTCTTTGGCAACTTCTCTTGCCTTTTCTATGTCGTCTCGTAGTTTAATGACTACGAACATACCAGCGTCATCGACACCGGATTTCCAAACTCTGCCATCAGAGTCAGTATAAGATGGAATAACGCTCCCAACTTGTATGTTTGAGTGAGCAAGTTGGACATTTCTAAATCCATCTGCTTTCATAAAGTCACCAAAAGCGTTTTTCAAAGCACCTCTGGTAATCAAATCTCCTTGCTTATCTACCATCTCAACAGATGCGTATCCAGCGATTACAAGGTCGTTGTCAGCCTTAACTATACTAATAGTTCCACCGTGGTTGACGGGGGAAGTTCTCAGTGAAGCCATCGCTGCCATTGATTCTATAGAGAATGCTCATACTATTTAATCAAGTATGGAAAACAGCCTTGTCTGAATCTACCTCTAAAACGCCATCTGATACAGGTATGACCAAGTGTTTTTTATCTTCTTGGTCCTCCGTTTCCGGTTCTATAGAAGAATCTTCTCCGGGTCGTTTTTTGTTATCGTAGTCCGGCATTGTCTTCTCGTCGTGTAAGTTTGTCGGACCCATAGGCGATTCTATAGGCGTAGCATAACCTATACCTAGACCCATAGTACCTGTACTCGATTGACCCACAGCACCTACTCCACTTTTCAGAAGTTTCTCTATCAACTGTAAGCCTTTGACCATTACCATCTGTTTCTCTCTATCTTTCCATTCGGAGTCTTTTATTTTCTTAGGAGGGATTAGTGGCTTAGCGTCACCTTGTGACTCGTGAACTTCTGCTTTGTCTTCGTTATCTGATTCTGCAATATCAAGATTAGCCTTGAGTAATGCACCTGCTATGGGACTCCAGTACGCTCGTTGGCTTTCAGATAGTCTGACCAAATAACTGTTAGAAGAAAGTGGACTATGAACCGACCAATGACCTTGAGATTCTGTGGCTTTGTAAACTACATCTCCTTGTGGCATTACTACTCGGATGCCACTCTTAGCCCTGTGAACTTCACAAAGCCATTGTGAATCTAATGACTTGGCAAGTAAACCTAGTGTCTCTCTGCTGACAAGACCTTCACCTTCTGCTTCACCAATTATTTCTGAGCCAGTCAAAGTGTAAACAGTCTCTTCGTCTACTGATTCCACCTTACTTACATTAGCAGCGTTGACTCTCACATGGTCTCCTTTGTTGTATTTTTCTGGACTATTGAAAGCAACGCCGACATCCATATAGGTTTCACCTTCTGACTCTACTGCTCGATTACCTATCTTTTCGGCTTGAGTAATCGGACCAGTACCTAAACGATATGTGTAAGGCCCATTGCCTCTTCTGTCTAATACTCTTAGTACTACATCTTTACCGGGCTTGAGCATGACCCACTTAGGGTGCCTTAGTTCACCAGCCATGTATGTTGACTTAGCATCTCTAAGTAATACCGAGCCGTGGTCTTTCTGTAAATCATCTACCGCTAACTTAAGACCTGCATCATCAGCAAGTCGAGTGTCACTAGCACTTGGTAAATGTATATTGTCTATGCCTTCCATAGCACCTCGAAGTATCTTTATTCTGTCGTCAATCGTGATTTCGTGAACTTCTTTATCTTCGTATTTTAGAACATCAAAGATATAGTAACCGTCTTCTGTCTTTATGACATCTACATGATAATCTTCATCTGTTACTTTCTTGAAGTTCTCTTTGTCTTCATCTGATAAATCGAAAGTAGGAGATGTAACTTCGTCATCGTCTTTCTTAACAAACCCTCTTTCACCCTCTGGCATGACAGAAACTATCCAGTCGCCTGTAAATCCACGCAGATGTTCAAGGTCTTTGAGTTCAAAGATACGGTGCATCGGCTGTAGCGTAGGAACTTCTGGGCCCAAGTCTTTTCTGATAATGTCAGGATTAGTTAAGTCTGCTAAGCCAATCTCAGACTTAGTAGCCGACCTAGGTTTTTGGTTGAGTGTCCGGCCAAGATTATCGGCTGTAAACTGAGGGGCTCTCCTTTCGTTTATAGCCAATGATTGTCTTGCTTCTTGATGCTCAGGGCCGTAAAGTAAACTCTGCCAAGCAGGTGCCGCTACTGAAATCATCTTGTCCCAAAAGTGACTAGTCAGTGGAACTAAAGAGTGAATATTATCTTCGTTAGGTCCAGCCATAGTAATTTTAGGAGTGCCGTCAGAACCTATGTAGTAATTGAAATTAGGTGAAAAGTCATCTCCAAACTCATGTTTAAAACCGCCTGAGTTATACAGACTCTTAACGGTATGTGTGTCGTGACCGTTTGGCCCGACTTTAACTCGACCAAGACCGGATTTAGTTTGAGTGATTTCTTGTGGAACCTCTACATCTGAAAAATTAGTAATTAAAGAATTGAGTGTCTGTATAGCATTTTGCTGGTCGTCTAAATTTTTTGCGTCTGCTTTACCTCTACCCTTCAAATCTCTTGAAAATTTAGAACGACTCGTATGCAAATCTTCTTCAAACCTATCGTCTAAATTATGTGCAAGTTGGAAACCGATACCAGTTTGTCGGTTTCTCTCTTCTGCTTTTCTACCCAATGTATTGTATATCTGCCCTACCTTTCTAACAAAGTCTTTGACATCAGGTCTGTTTACTTGTTTACGATTGAGCATGTCTGCAAGCATAGCGTCGATGTCTATATCAGGATACATTTGACTAAACAATTGTCGACCTGTCATAACAGAAGGCATAGGTTTGTTTTCGTTAAGTCTGGGTAGTAGAGTATTGTCAAGATAATCTTTTACCGTTTGTCGCAATCTATTATCAGATTTATCCAAACCAAGTGAATCCATAAGCGAATCTTCATATTGACGATTAAACATTTCTCCTTGTTCAATCATGGCTTGTGCTTGTTCAGGGTTAGCCTGCATCATAACGCCGTTCTGTATTTGTGAAATAGAATCCAAAGCACTAAAATAATCAAATACATTTTTAGCACCAATTGCATTACCAAAATTAGAAACCGCAGTTTTCATACCTGTAGCAAAATCTGTAGTCGGTTTTGACTGACCTTTAACTTCAAACTTCGTGTTACCCAGCGTCATGATGTCGTGACTGTCTTCGGGTGCTCTTTGTAAGAAATCATTTGACATTGCTGCCCACATACGCATGTTAGCAGCCGCTGTTTCGTGGTCGGCATTAGGGTTGAATATCTGAGCAAGTTGAGTCCTACCTTCTGGAGTTTGCCCAAGCATCCTGTATAGATGCTCACCTGCATCTGCAATCGCTTTGATATCAGCATCCAACTTTCTTTGTAGAGTATTATGATGACCTTTACCACCAAAGTGCTTTGTCGAAATGTCACCACTAGGTGTTAGTTTGTAATTTCTTCTTTCCCACGCTTCCATCTGGTTATCTAATTGATTTAACTCACCCTGTAAAGTCAGTCTTTCACCTTGTGTCAGACTACCAGATTCTAACAACTCTTCTATTTCGCCAGCCCTGTCCATCAGACCCTCGAAATATTGTGACTCTTCCTCAGCCGCCATCGGCCTTTGGGAAGCAGATAACCTCCTAGAAACCTGACCTTCTGGATTTAGTTCTCTAGGTATACCAAGATTAGTCATCACGCCTATATCTATAGGTTTACCATCTGGTCCAATAACCAATTTACCTTCATCGTTGGTGAGTTGATTACCAATAGTGTGTTGTCTAAGTTTGTCATCCAAGTCAGCAATCATTCTTTCTTTGGCTTTTGGTAACTCTTGTAGTTCTCCCATTAGCAAATTTTTTTCAGTCGACAGCACTCTATTAAATTCAATGAGTTCTTCCTCAGTTAGGTTAGTGGGTGCTTTTCTTTGATTTAAATTTTCAAGTTCTCGCTCTATCCGACTTCTGGAGTTTTCTATACTATCCTCTATTTGTTGTTTTTCTTCTTCGATGTCGAACTCACCAAGTGTTTCAAATTTAGCACTGAGGTCGTTTACTAAATCATTGTGGTCAGCAAGTGTAGAACGCAAGCCCGTTCCTTCTTGTAAAAGACCGGGGTCTTTGTAACTGATTACTCTTCTAAGCGGCTCCATTGGGTTATTACCCATACCAACCATAGTGCCTATAGTGTGGTAACTATGAGCAGCACTTTGTTCAACTTCGTCGTTGTTGAATGTTCCTTGGTGTATATTGACCATTCTTAGATGGTCGGGAGTTTCACCACGCAGTTTGTCATGAGCATCTCTGGCAGCATCATCGTCACCTGATTCTCTAGCAGCGTGATAATCACTGTGTACCTCGTTACTGTATTTACCATCTGTTCCACTAGAGTGTCTTTCGGTGTGAGCATTCTGACCGCCTGCACCTTTTATTCTTGAAGAAGCAACAGCACTCTGTGGGTTCATCAAAGAACTAGGTCGGGCAAAGTCACCTCTGAACGCTGTAGTTTTCCCCTCGGCATCAGGAAATAAACTTAAACCACCCTGTCCAAATGGTGCTAAAAAAGCATCCATACTTTTACCGCCCTCAATATGCTGTATACCTATTCTATTGCCGGTCTTTTCAAAGAATAAACTCACTTCTTTGTCACCCATCATGGTTCTTTCCGTCGTAGGCTCAAATTCTCCGACTTGTTCTCCATCTGCACCAATATCTTGTAAGTAATCACCGAAACGCTCTCTCAAAGCCTGAGAGTCTGCTGATTGTTCTGTCTCTACAGGTTTGTAAGCCAAAGTATGATGGTGTAGTAAATTGAATAATTCATTAGCCCTTTTACCCATACCACCTACTTGGAAGGGTCTTTTCCAGTGAGTAGCAAGTGTATCATGGTCATCAAGGTAATCATAGTGGTCAGGGTGCATATGAGTGCCATAATTTATCGCACCGTGATTTTGAGCGACCCTACCTGCCGCCCTCATTTTGATGGACTCGTCTCGCCTCTTTTTCATAATCTCATCAAGTTCTTCTTGACTAAATGGCGAATCGGCTTTTTTCCAAGCAGGTCCCCAAACAGGATGTTCCCCGTCTTCGAGTAACTTACCTTCACTATCAATGTTTAACATATTTCTTAACATAGGTTCACTAAGGTAATTCTGTTTCTTACCCTTACCAATAGACTGTTTTCTCCAATGTATTTCGTTTCTCTTATCGTCGAAATAAGGGACATGGCTATAACTAAAAGCATCAGCATCTGGATTATACATTCTATACATTTTGTTATAATGGTCTACTGCTCTTTCCCAATCTCTTTTCTTTCCAAGACCACTACCTTGCATTGCTATCCAATTATGCACTCTTTGGATGTTTTCAGTATCTTCTGGTAAACGCTTTGGTTTGATTGCTAAAGGTTGCTGAGAATCTTCAGGGACTCTAGTCCACCAGTCGTATAAACCAGAAAATCTTTGTTGGAAATTCCGCTTGAGTCTGGGCAACAAATTTTCTATTTGTGGGCTGCTGTCAAAAGTCAAAGGTCTAGTGCTATCTGCCCCTCCATGGTCATACAAGTGCCGATAGGCTTTTTCTTTTTCTTCTGGACTAAACCATTCCATGCCAAGAAAATAATCCATAAAGCCTAGATTCTGTTGCCAACCTCTTTTGGCATCTTCCATATGAAGTTGCTTCAACTCATGGTCAATTTCTGCCTCCGATAAACCTTGTTCTTTTCTATCTGCTCGAACTTTATCGACTATATCTCGATTACTTTCTTCCCACCTTTTGTAGTGATTAAGATAGAGTTGATGATTAGTAGCATCTTCGTTCAACTTACCGAGATGCAAAGGTGTTTGTAAAAAACTGTGGTCATTCTTTGCGGCGTGTTCTTCCCAAGCAAGTTCTTTACTAGCGTCTTTTTGACTTTGAGGCTTGCTACCAGCCTCGTTTGCTAAATAAAAATCTGCTAAGATTTGGTGATAATTACCGTGTAAAGGATTGAAACCTTGACCCAAAGCATTGCGTGTTCGATAGGGGTCGTTAGCCTCGCCATTAATTAGTGTGAAGGGTCTGCCAGAATATCTTAAATCGTCTGCGTTAGGCGGAACAACTCTGTCTGGATTCATAGATGGGTTGTCGGCTAATTCCATACCAGCGGTATAATCTATTTCAAAGCCCATCTGTCGCTCATTGATGCTTTGATGAGTGTGCGGAGCCCACTTATCTTCATCTTCTTGTTTCTGTATGACAGAACTAAACATGTTTAGCAAGCCTTTGTCATGACCTGATAACTCGTAACCCTTTCGCTCAGCGCTAACGGCTGCAAAGTAAAACTCAGCACCAGCGTCTGCTTTACCAATGCCATCTAGTAGAGACTTAACGAACACACCTCGTGTTCTATCAAGAGTCTCTAGTGGCCCTTCTCTCAACTACATCACCAGCCGCTTAATTTAGACGGCTGGCTAATCGGTCAATAGACTTCTTTAGTTCTGACAAGGTTGGACCGTCACCACCTTTGAAGTTCTCAAGTGCACCTGTTGTACTAAACGCTGTAGGATAGTAAGGTGACTCTCTTGTTAGTACATCGCTGTTTTCTGAGATTGCACCTTTGTTAGCGACATCTTGTACATCGTCAAGTAATACATTGTTTGTATTATAATAGGCATTAGGTACGCCGGATGGTTGCGCCTCAAATCGAGCATATCCTACAGTAGCCCCTTCTGGTTGACTTGTGTAATCTGGCATACTACCTTCTTTCTTAGCGATGCGATTTTCTAAGTTCTGCGCTGCTTTTAGCAGGCCATACACTTCTTTACTTGCTTGTTCAAATCTTGGCTTCATATTATTCCATTCCTATTTCGTTTCCTATTGCACCACTGCTCTTTGCTTGGTCAGCCAGTGCATGAATTTCACTCCAGTCAGTCTTGTAAAAGTCTTGGTTGGTCTTTGGTATCTCTATTGGATTACCGTCTTCCTTCAACAATACATCATCGGAGTCGCCTCTAAATATATCAGGCATAACATCTTCTGGCATATTGTTTCTAGCAGATACAAAACCAGCCTTTCTGAGTAATACTGCTGGATTTAATAGTGCTTTTTTGAGTTCGGCGTTTTCGGCTTTCAACAATTGAAGACCTGCATCCATGTTTTCCATTTTAGTGATGAGCGCACCCATCAACTTTTCAGCGACATTTCCCCTCTCTTCGCTCATTTAATCACCTCAAACTGTACGGTTTGACAATCTTCGGTGCGTCGGTCCTGCTCTTGTGGTTCTAATCATGCCCGGTAACACATCGTTCTGCGCTGTGTGAATATTTTGAGCAGAGCCTGACTTAAGGACTGGTACTCCGCCGACATAGATGTCATTGATACCAGTGACTTGCACTGTATCAGACTTTGAGATTGTAGTCTCGATATCCTTGTTTAAGTAATCTGCGTACTTGATAACTTCTGTAATGTGACTTCTTGCCGAGACACCGTCTTGTTGCTCTAGTGCTTTGTAAAATGCGTCAACATGACTTCTCATTTTTCTAGCCATTGGGTCCAATTTCTTAAGGTCCATGCTCATCTCCAATACACCACTTGACTTTAAACTTCCTAAGCCCCTCTCGGATTTCTAGCATTTAATATGTTTTGACTAGCCTGTTGAACTCCAGTAGGTTGGGGACCTCTTTGCTGAACGCTTGACATCGGGGCACCAGCGCCCATACTGGTTCTATTTTGAGGACTTGCTGGGCCTCTGTTTCTAAGTCCCATACCTTCTCCACCGGGCTGAGACATACCCATTTGCGCTTGTCTAGCCATTTGAGCAGCGCCTTGAGGACTAATGTTACGGCTTGGAAGCGCACCCGGAGTGCCCATACCGCCACCCATCTGCATACCGCCCATAGGCATACCGCCCGGAGGCATACCGCCCGGAGGTGGCTGTTGAGCAGGGTCAACCGGGTCAGGTTGCTTATAGATAAAGCGAATATCACGATTTGCATCTTCGGATAGTGTAGGCTTGTAACCCATCATCATCATTCTTTGTGCAATATTGACTTCCATCTCATCACGGCGTAGTCGAGTAACTTCATCTTCTTCTTCGTTTGGATACAATGTTAGTTTCCAATCTGTGACATCCATTTCTTCCATTAGTCTTGGGAACAAGTGGTCGGTGTATACTTTGTGACCAAACTCTACTGCCCTATTAGTGACTAATATCTGCATACCTTCGTTGTTTAGTCCACCGGACTTGCCAGTGTCCATCATAAATACATTAGATACACCATAGAAAGCAGCGATTCTTTGTCGCATCTCGTCTCTTGCAGGTATATATTGCATCTCTTCAAGGCTGTCCATTAGTTTGACCCAGTTGATACCACCTCTACCGCTACCAGATTCAATACCAATCTTAGGTATATAGTGCGGGTCACGCTCTAACTTTTCGTCGGTAGCCTTGAAAAACGACTTCATAGACTCAAGATTATCAGTGGTAACGCTCAATATACCTCTTGGTATTCTGCGCTTTGAATAAGCAGTGTACATGTAATTATCCATCGCTGTCAAAGTCATGGCTTGTCGCCAAAGAGTGGACACTGGACTTCTACCGTATAGTTTGGAAGGTTGATATTTACTAACATGTATTACCTCGCCTTCCAAATAATATTGGGTTTTACCGCTTCCAGCAGTATTGACATGGTGTACATCAAGCATTTCTGTACCACATGTAGGACAACTCTTGTTGTCTTCCGAGTACGACTTAACTTCATTACGATGAATAGGGCAAACTCTGAATCGACCTCCTCTTACACCACGCTTGTCAGCAATAATACGCATAAAGATAGGGTCACCTCTAACAATTTCTTTGATTCTGTAAAACGCTAACTCGTTTGTTTCTGGGTCCATATAATATTCTTTGATGAGAATCAAGAAAGCATCGTCTGTAATATTCAAATCGTATTCTACTTCCCTGAGTACATCCATAAAAGTCTGTTCCATAGAGTTTCTTTGCTCGATTAACCAACGAGGATATACTAACTGGTCAGGGTTAGGTTCTGCTAAGTTTGTATCGCCGCATTCTCTGCATTCGTCGATATCGTGCTGGAACTCGGCAT